TTCAAAGATCAAGATCCAAACCGCTTTGCCGCGGAATGGGGCTCCGTCTTCGAAGATTTGGCTACACTTGATTTGAGTGATGCCTCCGATCGTGTTTCTAATCAGCATGTAGATGACCTCTTTGCTTCTGCTCCCCTCCTTCGGGAGGCTGTGGAGGCTTGTCGTTCATCGACGGCTGATGTGCCTGGCTATGGCGTATTGCGTCTGGCCAAGTTCGCGTCTATGGGCTCTGCTCTTACCTTCCCTGTGGAGGCGATGGTTTTCCTTACCATCATCTTCATAGCGATCGAAAAACACTTGATCGGGAAGGGTGAGCTTAGACAGCAGTTCTCAGCGAGGGACGTTCTGTCCTTCGTTGATAGAGTGCGAGTCTATGGGGATGACATAATCGTCCCTACGGATTTTGCCGTACCAGTGGCAGAAGAGCTGGAAGCCTTCGGGCTGAAGGTTAACTTCGACAAGTCTTTCTGGACTGGAAAGTTCAGGGAGTCATGTGGCGGGGATTATTATGATGGTGTGGATGTAACTCCTATCCGTTGTAAAAGTGTTTTCCCGACCTCACTGGATGACGCAGTGGAGATAGCTTCGCTTGTCGCTCTTCGTAATGGTCTTTACCATCGCGGATGGTGGCAGGCGGTGATCGCTCTTGACGAACGGATAAGGGGTCTTACACCCTTCCCGATTGTTGAAGCGACCTCTCCACTTGAGGGTCGTGAGAGCGTGTGTTTCGGCTACCAAGCCCGACGCACGCATCGAGATTACCAATCCCCCTTGGTAAGGGGTGCGGTTCTCGACACCACAGAGCCTTTATCAGCTCTTGATGGTGTTCCAGCTCTCGTCAAGTTTCTCCTTAAACGGTCGAAAGACCCGTATGCGGAGAAACATCTTGAGCGTTATGGACGAGCGATCGTCCGCATCAAGATCGCATGGCGCACTCCTTACTGAGTTGATAACAGTGGGAGATGCCCAAGGCCTCGCGGGGTTTTATACTCGCGGGGGCTCCTTCTGGAGCGTGAAAGGGACTGAGTAGTCCCCATGGAAG